AGTGACAATCACAATTTTATGATTTTGACCTGCCAATCCAGTGCGCTGCGTGTTGGTATTAATCTCAGTATAAGTACCTGGGGTGCGGACTTTCCCAATGCTCATCACATTATCCTTCTAAGTTAAGTTGTTGATATCACTGGCTATCGCTTGATAGCCGTGTGTTTCATCCAAGATATAATCTATCGCCACCACATCTAGCCACGGTTCATCTGTTTCATCTGCCGCGCTCGATGTCGTTGCCGTCACAATCCAGTCATACGCTAGGACACTGACAGTTTGTTTTTGGGTGCGAGTGTTAAATAGGGTAGTGATTGATCCATCTTCTAGCGGTTCTATTGGTAACCCCAGTCGACTACGCTCTAACGCTTGCTCTACATCGCTAATAAGCTGATAACTACCCACAGATAGCATTTTGCCAGTTTTATCAAATGCCCCTTGCCGCGCCGTCTCCTCCACCCGTTGTGAGCTTGCACCCACAAGCACAGTAAATACATACTCACGAGCCTTGCGTCGGTTGGTGATTTTGACTGGGGGTTTGGCTTGCTTGAATGTCACCCAAATAGCAGGGAACTGACTGACGACTTGGGCAAACTCATCAGGATTTTGCATATCAAAGTCGCCACCATAGGATTTAATCTGACGCACGTTATGACCGTGTAAGTCATAATAAGCCTTAATCGTGTCTTTGATACCTTGCTCAATCGCTGTGAGAATAGGCGTAGCCATTACCAACCCCCATTACCAAAAACCGTGGGGCGACCATTGGTCATCTGTGCCAAGTTAGTCGCTGCTACAGCATTGGTTGCAGTGGTGCTTGCCCCAATACCGATTTTGCCATCATTGACCTGTTTTAGGTTGCCAACCGCTAGTTGATAGCGTTTTTCGTCACGCTCACTGACACGACTCGCCCCTAGCACCACATGATAGCGAGCGATGTCGCACGCCATCATCTGCACAAAAGGTGATTGCAAAACCGTCGGTACGCTCATTTGCTTAGCAAGATACGCATCTACTTCCGCATTGGCACTGTCAATTGCTGCTTGCAGTTTGATTTCATTAATTTGTCCCGTGTAGGGTGGTTCGTTGTCCGTGATTTCGGTCAAATCTTGCACCCCAAAACGGGTAATCATGGCAGCGATGGTGGCGTAGGTAGTGGTCATGGTCATGGGCTACTCGTTACGCTGTGCCTGTTGATTTATAAGCCAACTGCCAGAATGAGTAGCCAGCACCATAACGCGCTTCGATACCAGATTTATAGACACCACGGCTGAATACATCTGGGCCATTGATATCGGTCTGCTGCACAAACACTAGCTTTTTACGCTCTTGGATGATAAGTGGTTTGACAGGCATATGCTGGTCAAGTAAGTACCAAGCTTTGTCATCCTCAAGGTCATCTAACACGACCAGTTCAGCCGTACCTTTGTAGATGTTGATGCTGTTATCATCAAACTTGTCCGCAGTGAGCAGCGTTTTAGCCACGTCTTCTTGAGCAGGGGGCACGACAAGCACAGTTGGGCGTACTTTTAAGCCACGACCATCTTCATCTTTTAGGCTGCGCATGGCGGTACGGGCTTTACCATAGCTAGCTTCCGCTGCCGCACGACTGGCAACAGATAATTTAGCTGTACCGAGGTTACTGGCTTTGCCCACTTTACCGCTGACAGTCACAGGGTGATCAGAACTAAAGAAAGGCTTACCGTCATAGCACAGGTTGGTATCACCATCGTTGAGTAGGGCAGCGACCATTTCATCAGGTAGCTGTGCACCTGACCAAGTGGCTTGTTGCACCATGTTTGAGTATTGCCCGATATTGTCATCTTCGATGTCATCACGCAGTACTTCAACGGTGGATTCAAATGACTTATTTGGGATGGTATAGCCTTCGGCTTCGAGTTTATGGATGACTTTGTCACCAATCCACTCACGCATTTTGGGAAATTTACCCAGCCATGCATAAGTGTTTTGGGCAGAGCCAGATGATACCTTCATCGCCAGTTTTTGCCATTGGGTTTCGGTTTCTTTGAATGCCGTGTTGAAGGTCATGTTCAAACCAGCGGCAATGGCTTGTAGATTTTCACGAGTTAGTTGCATAAATTTATTCTCTTGGATTATGTCAATATTTACGAATTAAGCCATCACACCCGTCGGTGTACCCATCACTTCTACCCAAACGTGTGTGCCGCCATCCAGCCCCATCATCGTACCTGCAATGAGTTTACCTTGCGTGGCTTTACCCACTGTACCATCGCCTGTGATAGCCACAGGCTTACCGATATCTGCTTGAGTCAGCGGAGCAGCGGCATCATTGGCGAGCATAAAGTGACGGTTACGCGTCACCGCGATATAAGCCGCACCGTCTGCGCCTTGCGTGTTGTCAACATCATGCTCAGCACGACCAAAAAACAGTTTGGCAGTCGCATCATGGGCAGGCACAGCAAAGCCTTTTGAGTTGGTGGCGACCATTTGGCTTTCAGTGATAGCGACAGCAGCAGCCACCAACATGGGGATGCGAATACCGTCACGGTAAGGGGTCTGTTTCATGATTTTTCCTTAAAAAGTTATGAGAGGGGATGACTGTTTACGCCATTGAACTTGCTAGGTCTTTGGCATCAACACCCAATTGTGCCGCTACCAGTTTGACATCAGCAGTCAAGGCAACTGTTGTGGTGGCAGTTGAGACTGGTTTACCTGCGGTTTGGCTTTGGGTCAGTGCAGCGATTTTTGGTTGGCGGCTTAAATAGTCTTTAAAACCTTGTAGGTCTTTTTGGGCATACAGCATTGCCCACGACTCTTGAGCAGGGAGTAATTGACCATTAGATAACGCTTCAGCCACTAGCTCTTCGGCAGGGTCTTTTTGATTACCTTGCAATTCTGCGATTTTTTCATTGAGAGCGCTGACGACTTCAATGGGTACATACTTGGCTGGGTCAGGCTCTTTTTGTTCCAACGTAGCAGGGATAGGCTCACCCACTTTGGCAATTTCAGCTGATAGGCTTGCCAGTAGTTTGCCGTCATCAAGCATCAAGCCTTTTGCTGTTGCTTTGCTTTTGATGTCTGCAAAGTTTTGATTGAGCGCGGCAATCGCTTGCTCTTCGGTTGTGGTCTCAGCTAAGCCAAGACTGGCTAAAATTAAAGCTAACAATGGATTCATGCTGTTTTCCTGTTGTTGAGGTTTGGTTTGTGGAATGGTGATAGCTGCGGTCAGGAGTGCAGGCTTTAATTCATCAAGGATAGATAATGCAGGGTCATTGGTAATCGCCACACTATGTAGTCCTAGCACTACGCCAGCTTTGTTGTACAAAACCACAGGCGACTTAAAGCGGTATTCGCCATTGTCGATGTAGTCTTTGGCTTTAGCAGTGAACTCATAGTTATTGCTACACAAGCCCACACCATCGACATACAAAAAACTACCAGCCTTTAGCCAACCTGCCGCAGGCGCAGGCTGACCATTTTCTTTTGACAAGATAGTTTGGTGTTCATAATCAATCACCAAATCTTTGGCAGATTGATTAAGCGATGCCGCCAATGCCATGCCATTATCTTTTTTCATAATCCAAGCAGGCGCGTCAAATGGTCTACCGTCTTTGGCTTTGATCGCATCACCTTCAGGGAAAATCAAAAAATGATTGGCTGGCACACCTGTTTGGCTTAGGGCAAGGGATAAGGCGGATAGTTTCATTTTCAATCTTAAAAACCTTCTGGTTGAGCAATTGCACGAACTAAGTGCATTATTCCAGTTTGCAATTCTGATTTAGCCAAAGCTGCAAACCGTTGTGGTTCGGCACGACATAAACGGTCATATTCATCTTGATTAGTGACTTCAATACACTGCTCAACGATGCAACATTGACTACGTTGATTATCAATATGATTCTTGACTTCGCTAACCAATTCACCCAATTCATTACCTTTGGCTTTGACTTTGTTCATCAAGTCAATTTCATATTGACTTAAGTCACGATAGCCTTTGATTTTCTTATGCTGATTTTCCATACGATTTTTCCATCATGGTTGATGTAGCAATCATGACAAAAACATAAAAGTGAAATTAGGTGGCAAGTTTCCGAGTTTTAAAAAGTATTCGATAAAATCCGATGAATGGTTATTGCATTATATATTCATGTATATATA